AATTAACACTGAATGTGGTCTTTATTAATCTTTCACCATCGATTTGACTTGCGTCTGAAAAACTTTCAATACGAGTTCTAAATCTCATCTTACCTGGTTCACCCCAATATGCACCATCTGAATAATTAATCTTTTCAACTATTTGATTCATTTGCTCTATATATGATGTCCATACGGTAAACTCATATGTCAATGTCATATAATCTGGCATTGCTACATTGTAATACTCTTTATTTGGTGTTAGGTTTTTTAATACTGAAAATTTATCATAACGATTTTGTTGTGAATATTTTTTTTGAAATGAATAAAAAATCTTTGGGTCATTAGCATCCAACTTATCAATTGGTATAGTATCATTCCTTTCCATACCGGTTCTTTTATAAACAATCAAAGGAACGATAATTTGTCTTTTTTTGTCTCTTAAATATCCTTGCTTAGAAACTTGGACCCATCTTTCCGGTGATGCGTAAATACAAGGAACTTTAACTTTTTCGTCATTTACTTTTACCTCTGGTCTAATTACTTCATTGAAGTAGTACATAATAGCAGAGTCCATATCCATAATACCTACGGATATATTCTTTACATCATCACGAACTGCTTGTGAATTACGACTAATCTTTGTTCCACGATTAAAAGTGTTTCTTTGACTTCTTGGTATTGGTTTATTACGTGACATTAAAATCCTCTATATTCTTCTAAGTTTGTGGTTGGCATTCTTACTTGATGTGCTTGAACCACGATTGAGTGTGATTTATCTGGGTCTCCACCAATTAATTGATTTTCATTGTAAGTATTAACTTCAAAATAACCCTCATTCCATTTCAGTATATCACCGATATCTGGTTTTAAATTTACTTCTACTAAATATGCTCTTTGGAATCCGAAAGATACATTTTGTTTATTATCAGAACCAAATTCATCTATGGTAAATTCAAAGTCCTCAGCATCAACAATACACGGAAGTTTTACTCCTTGTTTGTAAGTTTTACCTTGTGATGCTTCACCATACATATTTGTCTCTGTATCATATACTGAAGTTCTGTAAAGAATTACAAACTGGTCAATTATTCCGCAATCATCAATGTTTGGCTCACCTAAAAGTTCTCTATTGAACTTTTCTATGGTTGCCAAATCTTTATTTCCATAAAATCTTTGTGGCATTTGTTTATCCTATATAGATTGGGTAAGGAACTTTACGAAGTGTTTCTTGTTGTGCTTCATTTTCGTCTCTTTGAGCTTCAAATAGTGCCTTACGACTGGTTTGTTCTAAATTTTCTCTCAATTGTTCTATTAATTGTTCTTTTTCTGCAGTTGCTTCTGCTCTCAAAGAATCTCCATCTAATGTAACTTCGGCATTTGGAATAGGGATATTACCATACTTAGAACGAATAATACCTAATAGTTCTTTTGAAAGTGCTAATGTATATTTTCTTATCCATTGTTTACCAACATCATTTATGTTAGAGTATTTCATAAAGTCATAATTTGCATTTGAATAATCTGAAACTACCGTATCATCACTTGAACCACTATAACGAGTTTTTAAAGGATTGTCTCTATCACTTGTCAATATGTAATCTACCCAAACTGAACCTTTTTGTGTTGGAACTGGGAATATTCTTAATTGATTGTTCTTAATATCAAAGGAATATGCAGACTTTCTAATTTGGTCATTAAATTCGATTGCTTGAACTCTCAACAAATCTGAGTAGATTGGTTGTAATACGAAAGTAATTGCTGGTGAATAGCTACCGAAACCAAATCCGTCCAACATATTGTATGTTCCAAATCCTGTTGAAGCGTATGGGTCAAAGTATCTTGATACTGCTGGTTTTGATTCATAATGAACTCGTTTAACTTCAATTGATTGTCCAGAATGACTTGCTTCAGATATAACACTATTTAAATCATAAACTTGACTTCCTGAATCAATAGAAATTGATGTTCTTTTATATTCAACATTACCCCCAACTTGAGCTTCTGAACCATAGTTTTCAGATACAAATATATTTTCTGATAATCCTGGTGATATTCTTTTGTGAGTAAAGTTAGAACTGGTTGACGCTCCTTTTAAATGTAATAAGTTATCACGAATATTGAATTGATTAACTTGTGCCGAGTATTCAGAAATACTTTCTTCAAGACAAGCATAAAATTGTTGGTCTTGAAGTTCAACATCCATAATTGGATATCCAAGTCTTTTTGCACACCAACTTGCTACTTGTGGTGCTTCTGTTTGGAATTCTGAGTCTGTATCATATATTCCGAAAGGTGTGGAACCTGTTGGTTGAATTATCGCAGAACCACTTCCTGGCCATATTGCTTCTTGAGCCATTAAAAATCTCCTATTAATAGTCTATTGTATATACAATAATAAATATAACGATACGAAAAAACCCCCAAAAAATGGGGGTTTTTTCTACTTGTCAATTACTAATGTAATTTAATAATGAATTATCATTATACAAAGTTTACATCTGCGACAGTAACTTTACCATAGAATTCAGGTCTAACCATCTTCTTAGCGTATCTGGTCATTACACCTTTTCTTGGAGTAAAGTTTTTAGGGTCGTAAACAAGTGGTGTCATAATTAACGGAACATATGGTGCATAAACCGCTCCAGTTTCAAGGAAGTTTTGTCCTCTGAAACCGACAAGTATGCTATTTTCTAACATATATGGGTTTTTGTACACTGTGTATCTGTTATTTAACGCACCTACTTTTTGAACACCCATTGCGAATTGATTTGTTGTCGCTTCGCCTGCTGTGTCAGCTGCGTATCCAGGAATTGACTCTATGATTGTTGCTGTTTCTGGTGAAACAACTAAGAAGTTTGCACCTCCTCTTAGAGTTTTCTGGTGGATTGCATTTGAAACTGCTTGGATTTTGTTTCCAAGAGTTTGGAACCAAGTTCCTTTTGTGTAAGCGTTTGATTCACCACTTGACTGAACAAATAAGTCAGTTGCTGCGTCGTGTTCAAAACCTACTCTTGCACTCCATTTCTCTGTTTTAGCTGATGCGTTTGCGAACAACATATCAAGAATTTCTAAATCAATTTCCATTGAAATGTACTCACTTAATAGTGATGTTAGTTCTGCTTCAGCGTCTACTGAATGATATGCATTTAAGTCTTGTGCAAGTTCTGGAGTCCAGACTGCTTTTAACTTACGAGTTTTCGCGATTATCGGAATACTCTTTAATGCGATATCTAATTCAGGAATACCAATGTCTGTTTCGGCGTTTGCGTCGAAACCACTTTGGTCTTGTTCAAAATCAGTTCTGCTGTAATCTGTTGCAGGTTGTTTGTGGTACTTAACATTTAATGCTAATGTTGTAGTTCCTACTGATTTCTTACAAATAAATGATATTTGAGTTTTCGCTGAGTTTACTTTTGTAAACGCAGGGAAGAACTCGTCAAATCCAGAACCTGAAATAGAGTATGCTCTAATTCCGTCTAAATCTGGGTTTGTGTATGATTCTACTGATGTAGTGATTTTTACAAGACCATCATTCGCATCTTTACCTGTTGATACTGATGCTGATAGGTCTGGTTCATAATCTACGTCTGACCAACTCACTGAACTTGTAGTATAAGTACCACTAGCTACTGATGATGCGTGAATTGCTAGGTCGCCTGTTACATTGTCGTTAATGGAATATCCGAATTTTCCTGCACCATATAGACCACCACTTGCGTCCACGTTTGAACCTGATGTATTACCATATACATCAGAACCATCTACGTGGTTACCTGTTTGTGCTGTTCCATATTTAAAATCAAGGTAGAAAATCAGACCAGAAGGTAGATTCATTGGTTGAACTGACACAAAGTCTTGTGCTGCGATTTCACCAAAGATTCTTCTTACTAATGGTAAGGCTACACCTGACCATTCTTCTGCGTTTTGACCACCTGTGACTGATGATTCTTGGATTAATTGTCCTGCTTGGTTTTCAAGTAGAACTGCCATTCCGTGTCTTTTAGTTTCTTCTTCAAGACCCTCTAATAGACCGGTTGGTTCCCATTTTTCAACTAACTGACGAGTCTGTTCTAATAATTGTCTTTGTGGATTATATCCATCCATCAATGATTCAATTGAATTTAATTTACTCATTTTTCTTAGTCTCCTAAAGTATGTTTGCTAATTTTTTGAATCTTGCTTTTAATTCTGCTCCCTCTGACAATACTTCCTGTTTTGCAGGTTTTGTAGAACGAACTGGTTTTGAACTTGAACCTTTAGACTCGACTAATTTACTTGTAGGTTTTTTAAATGATTCTGCTAATGTAGCGTAAACCAATTTAACTTCTCTTAAGTTTTTAGTTCTGTCAAAAGTTTCAACAACTTTTAATTT